ATTTTTGATGGCTATGAAGTAGTCGACCCAGATACTTTTGCTGATGTATATAATGATAGATTTTTAAAAAGATATACAACTGCTTTAATTAAAAGACAATGGGGTTTAAACCTTATAAAATTTGAAGGCATGCAACTACCAGGTGGTGTTACATTAAATGGCCGACAAATTTTTGATGACGCGAAAGAAGAAATCGATAAACTAGAAGAGGAAATGATTCTCGCGCACGAGATGCCTCCTCACTTTGTTATAGGT